AACCAGGGGGTGGGCCGGCCCGTGCCCGCCTGCCCCCGTCATTTCCTGAGGAGGCAATAACATGTTCGACCCAGAGCAAGTTTTTTTCAACGGCATCCAATTGCTGGCAGTCATCTTCGGCCTGGTCGAATTCTGTAAGAGCATATTCGCCATGCAAGGCAAGGCGGTCACCGTGTTATCGGCGCTGATGGGCGCCATCCTGATGGTCGCCTTCCAGCTTGTTGGCATCCTGCCGGACGTATATGCCCAGGTTCTGGACATCGCGTTGAAGTCGATCGTCTTCGGCCTGGCAGCCAGCGGCTTCTACAAATTTGCCAATAACCGGCTGCCGGCGGTGATCGACAAACGGAATGCCAGCCGGCCATACGGGTAAAGGGAATGACGCCTATGGAGAGCTGGATATCCCTGCTCATCCAAGTTCCATTAGTGGGGATATTCGTATGGTTTACATTGCAAATCACTCGTAATTTCCAGGCCAGCCAGGAGAAGCGGGATCAAGAATGGCGGGAATTCCTGATCGAGCAGCGCCAGGCCAACAATTTGGTTTTAGCCAGGTTGGCCGAGGAGATCAAGACGATCACTCACGAGCTGGCGGGGATGAAAGAGATTATCGTCGTGCACGACCAGCGGGTTATCGCTGCGATCCCCGTCATGCAGAGAACCTTAGACGAGATGAGTCAAGAACGTCGCGAGAAGAATGCGGCAAGATTGCCGACGGCAAGATTGCCGAAGGGCAGGAGACCTGCCGAATGAACTTGCCTCGAGGTAAAGGATATTTTATCTGGATTGCCTCGCGCTGTGAGGGTGGAGAACCGGCGCGCATCGCCGAGATGGCCGCTCGAGCTGGGCTTAGCCACATACTGATCAAGATCGCTCATGGTATCTATAACTACAACATCTCCGTGGACCTGCCGGCAATTATCACCGCTCTGCGCTCGGTTGGCGTGGAGCCCTGGGGCTGGCATTATGTCCTGGGCGACAATCCGGTCGGCGAGGCGGACCGGGCGATCCGGCGCATGATCGAGCTCGAACTGACCGGATATGTGATCAACGCAGAGAAGGAATATAAGAACCGACCTGCAGCCGCTCTTACGTTCATGCAGCGATTGCGCAGCGGCTTGCCTGGCGCAACAGTGGGGCTCAGCTCATATCGCTACCCATCGGTGCACCCCGAATTTCCCTGGTTCCAGTTCCGCTCGAATATCGATTTCGACATGCCGCAGATTTACTGGATGTTCGCCACCAACTCTGCGCAACAGCTCCAGCGCTCATATGATGAGTTCATCTCAATGAGCCCAATGCTGCCATATCTTCCTACCGGGGCTGCGTTCACCGAGCACGGTTGGGTTCCAATGGCCACTGAAGTGGTGCAGTTTTTAGATCGAGCAGTGGATATGGGAGTGCCCGCGGTCAATTTCTGGGAATGGTACAACACCAGGACTTATCTGCCGGCACTGTGGGATGTGATTGCCAGATACCCCTGGCCAGCAGAAGAGCCAGCGCCCGCACCAGAACCGCCTGTTGGTCAAGCTCTGGTCATGAGTGTAGTCGCCTCGGCTCTAAATGTGCGCTCCGGTCCGGGGATCGGCTATCCGATCGTGGGCTCTTTGTCTGCCGGCGATCAAGTAATCGTGCAGGATATTGCTGCTCCAACCGAAGCCTGGGTGCAGCATGAAACAGGCTGGTCCGCTGTGAAATATGGCGGCAAGACATATCTGGAGAGGGCCTAATGCCCCACAGAGCGGCCCGCACTTGCGCCACACCTGGCTGTCCTAACCTGGTTAGGGGCAGTGACAGGTATTGCCCACTTCATGAGCCGCCAATGGAGCGCAAGCCGGACGAGAGACCATCTGCTTCACGGCGCGGCTACGATGCGGCATGGCGACGAATCCGGAAAGCGTTTTTGAGAGCTCATCCTATGTGTGAATGGCCAGGATGCGACGAGCCTGCCACCGAACCGGATCACATCCTGCCGCGAAAAGCTGGCGGCACAGATGATTGGGACAACCTGCGGGCGTTCTGCCACGTGCATCATTCCCGCAAAACTGCCAGATATGACGGGGGGTATGGCAATCGGAAGGCAAAGCGATGATCACTTATCCAGGTGAATGCTCAATCGCTGATTTCAGTAGTGTGATGATCTGGTTATTTAGGCTGCGATCATTTTGCTCAGCGATCTTTATTAATGCAGGATGCAGATCTATAGGGGGGCAAATAAAAAAAGCGTTCAGCCTGGAGACCGTGAGCGGCACTTATTTTTTTCTCTGTACGGGTTTGGCGATCTGAAGGTCAAATAATATGCCCGGACCGATGCCCAAAGATCCTTCCATACGGCAGCGACGCAATAAATCAGCCTCGCGCGCCCTCCTGCGGCCAGATTTTGCCCCGCGCTTGCGAGCTCCCAGGCTTCCGGAGCTTCCGGCCGGTGAAAAGTGGAATCCTATGGCGCTCCATTTTTGGCGGGCCGTCTGGTCCTCGCCAATGCGTTATGAATACGTTCACGGTGATGAACCGGCACTCTTTCGATTGCTTGTTCTGGTGAACTCATTTTGGACTTATGGAAAACTCGAAGTCGCTAAGGAGATCCGCTTGCTTGAGCGAGAATTCGGCCTGACGCCACTCAGCCGGCGCCGTTTGGAATGGTCCGTTTCCCAGGCTGAAGAGGCCAAGGACCGCCACGAGCAGAGGCGCTCGAAACGCGCCACTATCATTGATGGCGATCCGCGCAAGGTTTTAGACGGATGAGCGTGCTCATGGTCCCACGCGATGAGACGTTTTATCCCAGCCTGGGAGCTCAGGTTTGCGACTGGATCGAAGAAAACCTGGTGCATGGGCCTGGCGATCTGCGCGGCGAGCCCGTGCAATTGGATGATGAGAAGCGGGCGCTGATATTTCGCATGTACGAGGTCTTTCCCAAGAGCCACCCCTGGGCCGGGCGCAGACGCTTCAAACGAGTGGCGATTTCTTTGCGCAAAGGGTCTGCGAAGACCGAACTGGCTGCCTTGATCGCCGCTGCCGAGCTGCATCCCTTCGGTCCGGTGCGTTGTGATGGTTTCGACGCCAGCGGCCAGCCAGTGGGTATCGGAGTGATCGATCCTTACATTCCGATGGTTGCCTATACCGAACAGCAGAGTGACGAGCTGGCTTACGAAGCTTTGCGCATCATCCTGCTGTATAGCCGGCTGGCGGATGACTTTGATATCGGCATTGAGCGCATCATGCGCATCGGCGGCGATGGCAAGGCCATCAGCCTGTCGTCTTCCCCGGATGCGAGAGATGGCGCGCGCACTACCTTCCAGGTATGCGACGAGACTCACCGCTGGAATTCTTCCCGCCTGAAATCCGCTCATCGCACAATGCTGGCCAACATCCCCAAGCGCAAACTTGCGGATGCATGGAGCCTGGAAGTAACTACAGCTCCATCGCCTGGGGAAGGCAGCGTTGCCGAAGATACGATGGATTATGCCCGGCAGGTTGCCGGCGGCGCCATTCAGGACAGCCGTCTGTTTTTCTTCCACAGGCAAGCGGGGGGTGAAGATCCATTGGAACTGGAAACGCCTGAACAAATTCGGGCAGCGGTCATCGAGGCTAGCGGGCCGGTCGCGAAGTGGAGCGACGTCGACGGCATTTGCGAGCAATGGCGCGATCCGACGGCTGATAAATCATATCTGGAACGGGTATGGCTGAACCGGCTGGTGCGCTCGAGCGAGAAAGCTTTTGATTTTGAGTTATGGAAAGAACTTGCTATACCGGATTTTATTCCACCGGAGAGCGACACGATCACGCTCGGCTTCGATGGGGCGCGCTTTCGGGATTCAACAGCTCTGGTTGGGACGCATCTCAAAACCAGCTTTCAATGGCTGGTTGCTATTTGGGAGAAACCGCCCAATAAAGAAAACTGGGAAGTTCCCGCCGATGAAGTGGACGAAGCGGTCGATCTGGCTTTCAAGCGCTGGAATGTCTGGCGAATATATTGTGATCCCCCTTATTGGGAAACGTATGTAGCTAAATGGTCAGGGAAATATGGCGAAACGCGCGTAATTGAATGGTGGACCAATCGCATGAAGGCGATGGCCTATGCGATCAGGTCATTCGATAATTCTATTAAGACGCGAGAAGTTCACCATTCTGGCGACAAACATTATTCCCGGCATATCGGAAACGCGGTGCGACGCAAGCTCAATATAGTTGACGAGGAAGGCAAACCGCTGTGGGTGATTTATAAAGAGCGCCCGGATAGCCCATTCAAGATCGATGCGGCAATGGCAGGGATTCTCTCCTGGGAGGCGCGCTGCGACGCCATTGCTGCCGGCGTCTCCCTGGAAGGGGATATCTCTGAGGCCATCCTGGCCGACGATTGGGGCATGTGACCGATGAGATTAGACATCGCCTGTGGTAATCATAAGGACTTGGGCTGGATCGGGATCGACATCCAAAGCCTGCCGGGCGTGGATATCGTTCACGATTTAAACGTTCATCCCTGGCCCCTGCCTGCGGACAGCGTGGACCAGGCCAAGGCCTGGCACATCGTGGAGCACATCCCGCCGGTGTGCGTGACGGAGACGGGCACGCGCCGGCCATTCCTGGAGTTCATGGACGAGTGCTGGCGGGTGCTGAAGGTTGGGGCTCAGATCGACATCGAAACGCCTTACGGCTCATCAGACGGCTTTGTTCACGATCCGACCCATTGCAACCAGGTCGATGAAATCACTTTCGAGCATTTCGACCCGGCTTATAGTCGTTATCTCACCTACCAGCCCAAGCCGTGGAAGATCTTGCTACTCAACTGGACGCGGGACGGGAACGTAAATGCCATTCTGGAAAAGCGAGCGCTGGCAGCAAGGATATGCTGAGTGACTATTAAGATGTCTTCTTTGTGTGATTCTTTCACCGGTCGCCCAGCGGCGGTTTTGGGCGGCGGTCCCAGCCTGCCTGCTGACATGCAGAAACTGCCTCCGGATTGCATCTTGATCGCTGTCAATTATCACGCCTTCCACATTTGCGAGCCAAAGTACATAGTTTACAACGACCACCCGCAGCACGACCCGCGGCTGGCCGAATTCGTGTTCGAACCCAAGGCAATCCGGGTCAGTCCCGAGCCGACATCGGACGTGATCTTCGACGTGGATGTGTGGACCGGCTTCTACAGCGCCAATACTGCCGCCTGGTTCGCACTGTGGATGGGCTGCGAGCCGGTCATCCTGTGCGGAATGGACCTTTACCAGGGCGATAAATTATATTGCCATCCTTACGATGGCCCGGATGTGCCCTGTTTCCATTACCCGCTTGAGCATCATATCCGGCCCTGGATCGAAGAGGGACGCAATTTATTGCCACACGTCGAGCGGCTGCGGGCCATGTCGGGGCCGCTGGTGAATGTTTTCGGGCAATTCCGGAACGGGAGCGGCAGTATTTCTGCCGATGGGAATGCCGCATGAAAACGTTTCTCCAGAAATACCTGGAAGATATCGTCCTTTTTACCGGCGGCAGCCTGGTCGTTGTGGGCGTTCACCAGATCTACCCGCCGGCAGCGCTCGTCGTCGCCGGCCTGATGCTAATCGGCGTCGCCATCTTGATCGGAAAGGTAAGAGCCAATGCTTCTAAGTAGCCTGATGAGCGGCAATTCGAAGCCGAAGGAAGACCCGAATGCCAATCCACATCCGGATTATGCGCCTTCGTGGGGCTATGCGACCGAATCCGGGGAGCGTGTCTCTGTGGCCGGTTCGCAATCGATTGCAGCCGCGTACCGGGCGAAGAACATCATCTCCGACGATGTGGCCAAGATGCCGTTTCAGGTGATGCGAAAAACCGGCCGGAATATCGAGCAGGTCCAGCCCGATGCGGTCACCCGCAACATGGCGTACCTGCTGGAAGTCAGTCCGAACGCCTGGGGCTGGACTCCCTTCCAGCTCAAGAAGGCCGCTATCGAATGGCTGTTGTTCTACGGCAACGCCTATATTTGGAGTCCGGTCGTTGGGCCTCGCCAGCTCCTGATCCTGCCTGCCAGCCGGACATACCCGGTGTTCGACACGGATGGCGATCTGTGGTACCGGCATACGTTCTCGAACGGAGTCGTTCAATACATCCCGGCAGTGGAGATCCTGCAACTGCTGATCAACCCGGACGATACCGGTTTCGTGGGCCGGGGCGTGATCACCTTTGCCCGCGAGACGTTCGGCAGGCGGTTAGCTGCCACGAAGACCCAAAGCAAGCTGTATGCGCAAGGCATGCTGCCCGCTGCTTACGTGCAGATGGAAGGTGAGCTCAGCGCCGAGGCACGCAAGAAGGTGCGCGGCGCATACGAAGAGCAAATGGGCGGCGGTTCGGAGAACGCCTATCGCCTGGCCGTGTTCGACAAGCGGATCACCAAGTTCGAGCCGATCAATATCCAGCTCAAGGACGCCCAATTCCTGGAATCTATCGACGCCACGGATCGGGATGTCTGCAACTTCTTCGGTTTACCTGAGCACATGCTCAACCGTGGCAAGGAAGCCTACAACTCCAACGAGCAGAAATACATCGAATATCTCGTAGGCACGCTGGATGCCTTCCTGGTGCCCTGGGAGCAGGGGGCGCGCATCCGCTGGCTTTCGGCGGCTGAGCAAGCTAACACCTATTTCCGTTTTATTCGTGAGAGCCTGCTGCGCATGGACACTAAGGCCCGCAACGATGCAATGGCGGTCGCCATCCAGAACGGGATGATGACGCCCAACGAAGGCCGTGAGAAGAACGACATGAGCGCATCGGATGATCCGAACGCCGACCGGCTGTTCATGGCCAGCAACATCCAGCCCATCGGCGAAAGCCAGAATTCCCAAATCAACGTGGAAGTCCCTGCGAGGAGAGAACGATGAGGTATTCCTACATCCTTGACGCATTTACCCGCACCCCCTGGGCCATCTTGCCCGAGCGGTTGAACGTATTGCAAGAGATCGTCGCCCGGCACGTCTCCGGGGAGAAACTGGACGCCGAAGAAGTACAGATGGCTATCCACGGCGCGAAGCGCCCGGCCAATCGGAAAGCTGGAAGTATCGCCATCCTGCCCCTTTTTGGGATCATTTTCCCGCGTGCGAACCTGATGACCGAAGTATCCGGCGCGACCAGCGCCGAATTGTTCGGCAAACAGTTCGATGAGCTGATCAAAGACCCCGAAGTTAGCGGAATCGTCCTGGATATGGACAGCCCGGGCGGCCAGGTCATGGGGATCGAAGAGCTGAGCCGGAAGATTTACGAGGCGCGTGGGACGAAACCGATCCTGGCGATTGCCAACCACTCGATGGATTCGGCGGCCTATTGGATCGGGACATCCGCCGATGAAGTCGTTATCACCCCTTCCGGAGAAGTGGGCTCGATTGGCGTATTTGCGGCTCACTGGGACGAAAGCAAGGCCCTGGAAATGGAAGGTCTGAAACTGACCCTGATCAGCGAGGGGAAATACAAGACCGAAGGCAATCCCTTCGAACCCCTGACCGAGGAAGCGCACGCGGCCATTCAGGCTGATGTGAAGGAATTCTATGACGTTTTCACCCGTGACGTGGCTCGCAACCGGGGGAAAACAGTCGACGAAGTGCAGAGTGGCTTTGGCGAAGGACGCGTGGTGGGGGCGAAACAGGCGGTCAAAATGGGAATGGCGGACCGGGTCGGAACGCTGGACGAGACCGTCAATCAACTTCAAAGGAGGTTATTTAGATTATCGAATGAAGAAAACGAGCAAGCGGAATCCCTCCGCATAAAAGTAAGCCAAATCCTGAAAAGCGGCAAAGATATGCCGAAAGGAGAACGTGATGATTGA